GTTACATTATAGTCAATTTAAATAATCAACAAAAGGGTAATCATGACATCAACAAGGTTGCGAAAGAACAACTCGGTGATTACTCACGAGAATATCTTCAGCAAAAATTCTCAGCATGTCAAAGTATTGATTGAATCCATTTCGGGTATCAAGCATCCTTTGGGATTATCGGTCTTTAAAAAGCGGATAATAAATGCTCTAGATGAAGAATCTCTACCTTTCTTTGAATGTGCAAATATTCAAACGTTGAAAGGTAAGGATGAAGGACTACCTCCAATACCACCCATTGATCTGCAACAAGAGTTTGTAGATGGTATATGGAATTCGTTCTTCATCCCTGTCTTCGTGCGTTGCGCTACAATCACGCCAAAAATATTTTGTATAGTTCTGGACGCGGTTGGCGATTGTATGAGAACACAAGAAGACAAATTTTATTCACCTAGTGAAAAGGTCGTAATAAAGCGTTGCCGTAGAATCAAGAATATCGTAGAATACAAAATTAGAGATTCAAAACGCAACAAGAGAGAACCATTAAATGGTTTTATTAATTCTTATATCAGAATGTTTAAAACATATAATGATCTGTTCATATTAGCAGACTTTGGTCGGAGTCTACCGATATTATCTCAAAGATCCGATCCTGAGGAACTAGATAAGTTCTACAGTAGGATCGCAACTGACCATAACCGTACCAGAGACTTTAGTTTAGAAAACCAAGTCAGAGATACTGTAAGATCTTTATTACGTGCGAACTCCGTCGTCGAAGAATCTATGCGAGGCAAAGAGATACAGCAAAGAGATCCAATTAATTGGGCTCAAAGCAGTTATACAAGGATGAGGACCACTGGATTAGGTCCGTTAGAAGTGGATCACAAAGGGGATCCAAAAATAAGGTATGAAGAATCTGTTGTTCACAGTTTCTACAAAACACCTGTATCCAAACATCCGTCATATAACGTATCTGGTTGTATCGAAAAGAAGAAGTCAGAAGGAGGGGTATACGAGTATTACAGACAAAAGGTTATTCAGAACCTACCGAAAGTCACAAAAAATGGACAGAAGGTTAATTCTGAAAATGGAGAAGTGGAACAGACTGAATATCAATCACCGGATCTGTCATCGCTTGATAACAAGAACCTTAAGAACCTCTGGAAACAAGAAGTTCAAAAGGAGATGATGGAAAATGAAGTCGATTACACGAAACCGTTCACAATTCGTCCAACAACCATTAATGAAAGAGGAGGCAAAGTGCGTATAGTCGGTGTGACATATGCGCTCAATAACACCATATTAACGGATGCAATGGACAAGTCAATCGAGATTCTCAAAGGGATACCTGGTATCGCCGAAGGCTTTTTCTTACACTCTGAAAGTGAAGAACAAAGGAAGAATGGAATGAACCAACTTCTATCTCGAATTGGTAAAGAGATTAAGAAAGATCACTATATTGTCGAGAACGACTTTAGTGAAGCGACCGATCATATCAATTTAGACTATGCCCAAATTATAATGGAAGAATTGTGTAACCATTTGAACGTTGATCCAATTGTTCGGAAGTATGCATATCGATCTATATCAAAAGATGTAGATGACAGAAATTTCATGGTCGAAGCAGGCCAAAAATTAGATGCTCCAGTTTCAGTAGTTGTGCCAACAAGGGTTAACCCTGTATACAACAATTATAGAGACGAATTTATCAGTTGTTCGACAGACCCATTCTATATTGTCCAGATGCCAAATGCAGTTAATGCACAGGATGATGACGAATATTTGCAAAGTCTGAAGAAATTGATAACTGATAATCCTTCCTACAAAAAGCGAAGTAGTAATAAGATGATTGACTACCGTTTCAACAAAGGGTCGAAAACCATCGTACTTACAAAGGCAGATTACGAAAGAGAGGCAAGAAACATAGATGCCATGAACAGAAATTCTCTCCAACCAAACTCGTTTCTAATGAGACAAGTCGACATTCCGTTGATTAACTTTGCAAAAACTATATATAAACATAGTTATGTCAATGGTCAACCCGAAACAAAGTTTAAATATGAGCTAAATGTTATTCAAAAAATTCCACCCTTTACAGGCGAAATGAATGAAATTAGACATATCAACTATGCAGAAGAACTGCGTCTTTGGGAAAAGTACAGAATATTACCAGAGAGGTATGACCTCACGGGGGATATTCATCCACATTCTCCATTTTTAATATATGCTATTAAAAACGGAACACAGATGGGCTTCAAACTATCCTTTGTAGTCCTTTGCCTTCTGCATAAATGTGCTACCCTTCTCAGTGGTGGAGATGCTACAGCATGTATCTTCGGAGATGACTTAATAGCCAACTGGGATGATAACACACTGATGAGATACAACCAAATAACTTCTAAATTTGGATTCATCAATAACGCTGACAAAACTTACCGATCCAAGAGGACAGGTCTGTTCTGCGGAGTTTACTTTAATTTCGTTCGACACACTTCAATAAGACGTGTGGAATGGAAGATGATCGCGTCAAGAAAGACAGGTTTTAAATCTCTAGTAGATCCAATATTGGAACTAAAAGAAATTAATAACTCGATCGTTGTCCAATCGAAATCAAGAAAACAACAACGTAGAATCTCAGACATAGTAAAATTGTTAAACCCTTCACAGGTGAACTTCGTAGCCAAGAGACAGCCCCTGCATATACCAGAAATTTATGGAGGTTTTGGATTACTTCCATATACCAGAAATTATGACAGGAGATCAAGTGCTCTAAGGATAAAAGTCAACCAGATGGATGACAAAACATTCTACCATTATAACGCTGCTATCGAAAGCGCTTATTCCACATCTTATAAGTTAGGAGACTTAAGAAATGCGGAGAGAAAAATTCACGAGGATTTTTCTCCGTTCCTCTCCAAAAAGAAGAGTGCGGCAGAGCCTAAGATAAAGGTATATTCTAGAGAACGTGCGATAAGAGAGATATTGCTATCTCGAGGACATATCCAGAAAGGATATATACCCATCGATGCAGACTACACTTCAGTGTACGATGTGTGTAAAGCAGATTCACGCTTTGTGCTGTTGAACAAAAAGCATAAAATTGCAAAACTCGTATATCAGAGATATAGCATGCCTGAATCTTACCCTTTATATGAGGGAGATGATGAATACAAACCATTGGATGGTCAAAGTAATTCAATGTTTCACAGAGTTTCGAAACCAAAACAATATGTTACAGTGAAAACCAAAATCAACACATCGGTTCCAATAAGAGTGTTTAGACACTTAGCAGAAGAAACCGTGCAACATACTATACACTATACAGAGTATAAGGATGAATTCCAGTTTTTTGATGATGAAGATCGAGGAAAAGAGATCAATCGTCCATACAGCCAAGAAAGGCTATATGAAGATTACCATTATGAGTCGAGGACTTATAACGGACCAAGGATCGTCTCATACAAGACAAAGACAATGGAAGAAGTAGATCAAGACTTTGTGGGAATTGTACTTAAGTACAGAGTCTCAGATGATGACTATGATGAAAGTTTAAGTACCCTCACAGAGGGGGTACAAACATTACTTCAATATGAAGTTAACCCTGAAAGAGTCAAAATCAAAAGTCATTATAAGACATATCTAGAATGCCATACTGCGTATATTAATACGATGGCAGCATACCAGATAAATCTACGTCAGAAACATATACGAAAGAAGAAATTCAATAGTAAACCGCGTGAAGTCTCTAAATTCTTTATGAGTTTAGAGGGGAAAAGACTGATACGTTTAATAACGAACAGTAAAAACCATCATTTGGAAAGCTATCTACAGAGTCTACTCGATTACAGTGATGAAGAAAATCGCTTGAAAAGGCTCTTTAAGATTAACCCATCCGATGAAGGATGGAATATTCTAGATGAGGATTTCCCAGCATTAAGGACCTAACGTCAGA